GCGTGCCGCGAATTCCGCACGAGCCGGCAATGGATGGATTTCGACGATCTGGATGCGGAGGTAGAGCGTAACAGGCAGGCGGCCGTCGCTAAGACAGTCGAGCCAATGGTGATGAAGCTGGATCTGCGCGGGCGCGTTGCCGTCAATACCGAGTGCCGCAATATGTCATCCGGCAGTCAGGTCTGGTCCAGTTTTCGGCTAGACGACCAGCACGCGGAATATTGCCGCGCCAAGTCGATTCTGTGCCCTATGATGGTGAGCGCGGGTCTGCTCGAAAAATCAGCTTGTAAACCCGTCGAACTTATGGCAGATTAGCGCCCGTGGGGGAAAGTTGCCCCCAAAATTTCCCGAAGCCTCGCCGGTCACAAGCCGCGCGGGGCTTTTTGCATTGGAGCCCAGAATGGCCAAGCTCAGTAGCGCGCAGCGCGACAAGATGCCCAGCAAGGAATTCGCGGGCCCAGATCGTAGCTATCCGATTCCCGATGCCAGCCATGCGGCGAATGCCAAGGCGCGCGCTTCGCAGGCTGTAAAGGCTGGGCGCATGTCGGCGGCCGAGAAAGCCAAGATCGACGCCAAGGCAGACAAGAAGCTGCCCGCCCGCGGCGAGCGCACGGCGAAGAACAAGGCATCGCGCGACCCGAAGAAGACGGGCGAGCGTCTCGCGAAGTGGATGGCCTGACATGGCACGCAAGCGCGTCGAGTTCTCCCAAGCCAAGTTCGACGAGATCTGCGCGCGCATTGCTGCCGGAGGCGAAGGCTCTAGCCTGCGGAAGATCTGCCAAGAACAGGGCATGCCGAGCCGCGACGCGTTCAACGAGTGGCGCAAGCGCAACAAGGATCTGCAGGAACAGTACGACAACGCCTGCCTTGACCGTGCCGACGTCATGTTCGATGAGATCGTTGAGATTGCGGACGAATGCCGGGTCGGCGAGAAGCGTGTGACCAAGGCCAATGGCGACGTCGAAGTGACAGAGGTCGATATGGTCGACCGCGCCAAGGTGCAGATCGACGCCCGCAAATGGGTGCTGGCGCGCATGAACCGCAAGAAATACGGCGACAAGCTCGGCGTGGACGGTGGCGAGGACGGCTCGCCGCTCGTCGTCAAGATCGTTCGCCATGGGGATGCGGAATGAGCCTCAGATCGATAGCAGAAGCCGTGGCGATTCAACGGTATGGCAAACCCCGCATGGTCAACGCGAACGGCAGATGGCGCTGCTATACGCGTGATTACGACGGCTTTGGCCTGTCGCAAGAAGGCGCATACGCTGAGTGGGCTAGTGCCGCATGCCGCCCGATGCTTGATCGATGGAAGGATCTGGCGAAGTTCGATGAACGTCTGCTGACTGCCGAAAAGATTCAGCGCGCCCTGGGGTTGCACGCGCGCATCGATTACGCGGCAAAAATGAAGGCAGAGGGCCGTGCCTGAGATCGTCCTTCCGGCGCACAACTGGGCACCGCGCAAGCATCAGCGGCGCATCTGGTCGTATCTGGAGAATGGCGGCCGTTACGCCTACCAGATCGCCCACCGCCGCTGGGGCAAGGACGACGTAGCGCTGCGTTGGACCTCCGTTGCAGCCTTCCAGCGCGTCGGCAGCTACTGGCACCTGTTGCCGGAAGCCGCACACGCACGTAAGGCCATCTGGAGCGCGATCAACCCTCACAGTGGCATGCGCCGGATCGACGAAGCCTTTCCGCTGGCGCTTCGCCGCACGACGCGCGAACAGGAAATGTTCATCGAGTTCGTGAACGGTTCGACATGGCAGGTGGGCGGCAGTGACCGATATAACACGCTGGTGGGCTCGTCGCCGGCGGGCGTGATCTTCTCAGAATGGGCGCTCGCGAACCCGGCGGCATGGGCGTATGTGCGTCCTATCCTGCTGGAAAACGGTGGATGGTCGACGTTCATCACGACGCCGCGCGGACATAACCACGCAGAGCGGATGCTCAAGGCGGCTCGCAACATGCCGGGCGCGTTCGCTGACGTGTCGACCGTCAACGAGACGGGCATTTTCACGCCGGAAGCACTGGAGCAGGAAAGACAGTCGCTGATCGCTGAATACGGTCCTGAGTTCGGCCAGTCGATCTTCGATCAGGAATACATGTGCTCGTTCGAGGCGGCCGTTCTGGGAGCATTCTATACGGCGTGGGTCGTGCAGATGCGCGCCGAGAAGCGCATCACTGACGTCCCGGTTGATGCCAACCTGCCGGTGCATTTCGCATTCGATATTGGCCGCACTGACGACACGAGCATCTGGGCGTTTCAGGTGCCGTGGAAGGCCGTTCACGTATGCGGCTTCCATTCGAGCAACGGGCATGACGTCGCGTTCTACCTGAACTGGATTCGCGAATGGCTTCAGGCGCGCGGCAATCCGAAGCTCGGCACGCTATATCTGCCGCACGACGCCAAAGCAAAGACGCTCGCGAGCAACCGCAGCGTGCAGGAACAGATCATCGACGGCACGGAAGACACGCAGGGCCACAAGGTGGCCGGCGTGGGCTGGGATCACTGCCAGATCGTGCCTGATATTGGCGTTCAGGATGGCATACAGGCGGTTCGCAAGATGTTCCCGCGTGTCTGGTTCGACAAGTCGTGCGATGACGATAGCGCGGGTTTTAGCGGCCTTGATGCGCTGACGCAGTACCGACGCGAGTACGACGAAGTACACAAGGTATTTCGTGAGAAGCCGTTGCACGACTGGTGCTCCAATCCGGCCGACGCGTTCCGCATGCTTGCCGTGGCCTATCAGGCCGAAAAAGTCGCAGCACCTGCACCACCGCCGCCGAAGTTCCCGACGGACATGACCATTGATCAATTGATCGCCCGCCAGCGCTCCAGGCGCATCGCAGAGGAAGCGTAACCATGCAAACCGGCCCGTATTCAACCTACTCGACTGCCAACGGCATCACGCCGAGCGATACGGCTCCGCAGCAGTACCGCGGCGTCTACGTTGGCGTGACGGGTGATGTGACGATCACCGTGCAGGGTAACAAGCAGATACTGTTCAAGGCGGTCCCGGCTGGCGTCATCATCCCGGTTGAAACGCTGCTCGTTAACGCCACAGGCACGACGGCTACTTCGCTGGTGGGGCTTGCCTGACCATGGCTGACATCGACAGCACGGCGATTACCAGCGTCGACAGCGCGCAGGACTTCGGGCGCGGTCCGCAGGCTGAATATCGCCGCTGGATGGTCGAGCTATCGCTGGCCAAGAAGCGCATGAAGGACTGGCGCGAGAAGTGCAAGAAGCTGTGGGATCTGTATCACGGCACGAGCACGAGCCGGAAAAAGAACAGCTACAACGCGCTGTATGCGAATACGGAAATCCTCGCACCGAGCGTCTACAACACGCTGCCAACGCCCGACACGCGCCGTCGCTTCGCCCAGAATGATCCGCTCGGCAAGGCCGTCTCGGAAGTCATCAATCGGTCACTGACGTTCAACGCCGAGACGACGGGCTTCGATACCGAGATCCGCATGGACGTTCTGGACATGCTCATCATCGGTCGCGGCCTCGCGCGAGTGCGCTATATCCCCGATCTCGTTCAAGTGGGCGACGTCGATCAGACGGGCATCGATGACAACGAGACCGAACTTGCGCACGAGCCGCAGGAAGGCGAGCAGAACGAGGAACTGGCGTGGGAAACAGCGCCGATCGAGCACGTCAAATGGGACAAGTATCTGTGCGGTCCCGGGCGCTCTTTCAAGGAAATTCCATGGTGGGCGTTCGAGCACGATCTGACGCGCGACGAACTGGTCAAGCGCTTCGGCGAGCAGATCGGCAATGCCATCGAACTGAATGGCGGTCCGGATGACCCCGAGGCCCAGCGCATCAGTGATGACGCCACCAGTGCTCTGTTCAAGAGCGCGAAGGTCTGGGAAATCTGGGATGCCGAATCGCGCACCGTGATCTGGATGTGCGAAGGCTATCTGCAGGGGCCGCTGAAGATCGAGAAAGATCCCCTGTCGCTTGAACGGTTCTTCCCGATCGTCGAGCCGCTGCGCGCGATCGAGGATTCCGACACGTTTGAACCCGTTCCGCTGTACGACCAGTACAAGGAGCAGGCCGAAGAACTTGACCGCATCTCGACGCGCATCAACAAGCTGATTTCGGCGCTCAAGGCTCGCGCGATCTACGATCCGGGCCTTGGAACGCAGGTCGCCGAACTGTTCCGCGGCGAGGACAACGACCTGATTCCGGCTGACAGTTCGATTCGCCAGCTTTACGAGGCGGGTGGCATCGAAAAGGCGATCTGGTTCGCGCCGATCGACAAAATCATCCAGGTGGTCGAGACGCTGTACAAGCAGCGCGAGGAATGCAAGCAGGTCATCTATGAACTGACGGGCATCGCCGACATCATGCGCGGCTCGACGGATGCGCAGGAAACGAAGGGCGCTCAGGATCTGAAGGTGGCGTTCGGGATGACGCGCCTGTCGCGCATGCAGCGCGCCGTGCAGCGCTATATCCGCGACCTCCTGGCTTTGCAGGCCGAAGTGATCTGCGAGCGTTTCTCGATCGACACGCTTAAGCAGATGACGCAGATCCAGTTGCCGACGGATGCGGAGATCATGCCGCAGCGTTATCAGCAGATGCAGCAGGCCATCATCGCAAAATTGCAGGGCCAGCAGGTTCCACCGCTGCCGCCCAAGCCCGTCACATGGGAAGACGCCAAGCGCGCGATGAGCGACGACGCCCAGCGCACGTACCGCGTCGACATCGAGACCGATTCGACGATTGCAGCCGCTCAGCAGGAAGACGCGCAGGATCTGGCGACGGTCATGCAGGCGATCGCGACGCTGGTCAAGGAAGTCGGCCCGATGGTGCAAATGGGCGTGCTGCCGTTCCCGGCGTTCAAGGAACTGCTGCTGATGACGGCGCGCAAGTTCCGCATGGGTTCGAGCGTCGAGGATGCCATCGACCAGATGCAACCGCCGCCGGCGCCGAAACCAGATCCGAAGGCGACAATGCCGCTGCAGGTCGAGCAGATGCGCCAGCAAGGCAAGCAGCAGGAAATCGCGGCAGAAGTCCAGGCAGAGCGCGAGAAGGCTCAGATCCAGCAGCAGACGGCGTATGCCGAGCAGCATGCTCAGGCATTGCAGGCCCAGCAAGAGAACGCGCTCGAAGCCCAACGCAACCAGTTGCAGGCACAGAGCGAGGCCGCACTGGAGCGCATGCGCATGCAGAACGACGCTTTGCTTGAGCGCATGAAGTCCGAAATGCAGGCGCAGACGCAGTTGCTCATCGCCGCCATGAACAATCAGCGCGCGATCGAGGTCGCGGAAATCACCACGGGCGCGCAACTCGAAGCAGCGCAGATCAGTTCCGCGCGCGCCGGTTCGGAGGCTCAGTAATGCCGCTCTACACGTTCCAGTGCCCCTGCTGCGGCAAGCAGGATGCTGTCTTTCGTAAGGTCGCCGAGCGCCATGATGCGCCCGATTGCAAGCGGTGCGTCGTCATTGCCGACGAGCCGTATCCAGTCAAGATGCGGCGTCTGGTCGAAGCCCCCTCAGTGCAGACCGACATCCCTGGCTATCAGTCGCCGATCGACGGAAAGTGGGTCGAAGGGCGCCGCGCGCGCCATGAGGACCTGAAGCGCTCGAACTGCCGCCCGTGGGAAGGCATGGCAACGGAGCGCAGCGAAGCCGTCAAGCGCGCGGAAGAAGCCGACCGCAAGTTCGAAACTCAGATCGAGCGTGGCATTGCCGAGACGTTCAACAACATGAGCGCCGAGAAGCAGCGCGCACTCGAAACGCTATGAAGTTCGCACCCAAAACAACACAAGCCGCCTTGAGCGGCTTTTTTTACGCCCAAGGAGCCTGAAATGCCGGATACGAACGTGGATATTGACGACACGCTGCGCGAGACGTACGCCAATCTGCGCGGCGCGTTTGAGCCTGATTTTGCGCAGCCCACGGAGCCGGTGGAAACCGCCGAGCCCGAAGAACCGATCGAGCAGCCCACAGAGTCGGAAGAACCGAATCCTGACGAGCCGGTTGAGCCCGAAGAGCCAGCCGAGCCGACAGAACCGGAGGAGCCCGCAGAACATGCCGCCACGTTCCGGCCGCCGTGGAAGAAAGCCGCACTCGCTGAATGGGACAAGTTGCCCGCCATCGCGCGCGCCGAGATCGAGCGCCGCGAAAGCGACTTTCACAAGGGCATCGAACAGTACAAGACAGGCGCCGCGACCGCGCAGGAATGGGAACGGGTAGCAGCGCCGTTCATGGCCACGATCAGCAGCTTTGGCGTGACGCCGCAGGTCGCCGCGCAGGAGCTTTTCAAGGCCGATCATCTGCTTCGTTACAGCCCGATGCCGCAGAAGGTGCAGATGCTGATGAAGATCGCTGGCGATTACGGCGTCGACATCAACACGCTCGCGCAGGGCATCCAGCACATCGCTGGCGAGCAGGTATGGCAGCAACAGAACCCGGTTGACCCGCGACTGCAACAACTGCAGCAGCAGGTCGGCCAGTTGACGCAGCAGATTACGCAGTCACAGCAGCAAGCCGTCGCTCAGGAACACTCCACGATCGACAGCGAAATTGCTGCTTTCGCCTCAGACCCGGATCACGAGCATTTCGGGATTCTTCAGCAGGACATGGCGCTGCTTCTGCAGGCCGGTAAGGCGAAGACTCTCGACGATGCCTATGAGATGGCGATGCGGCAAAACCCGCAGACGTACCAGATTTGGCTCGCTCAACAGCAGCAAGAGTGGGACGCGCAGCGGAAAGCGAAAGTCCAGAAGGCGAAGCAGGCAGGCGCCAACGTGGTTCGGCCCAACGGCCGCGCGTCGGTGCAGGCAGCTAACCCTGTCCGGACGATGGAAGAGGACATCGAGGCCACTGCACGGCAGCTAGGCCTTCTCAACTGATATAGGAGCCAACCATGGCATCTCCCGGTCAGTCGAGCCTGTTCAACGCTTTCACCGAACTGGTCTCGACAACGTATCGCAATCACAAGAAGGACGTCGCAGATAACGTCTCCAAACACAACGCGCTCTTTCGTCGCCTGACGTCGAAGGGCCGCATCCGTGTGGAAGACGGCGGTCTGTCGATCGTCACGCCGCTTGACTACCAAGCCAACTCGACCTACCAGCGCTACAGCGGCTACGATGTGCTGAACATCAACGCCGTCGACGTGCTGACCGCTGCGGAATATCCGTGGCGCCAGATCGCCGTGAACGTCGCGGCATCGGGTCTCGAACTGCGCACGAACTCCGGCGCGCAGCGCATCATCAACTTCACCAAGGCCAAGATCAAGAACGCCCAGCGTTCGATGGCGAACGGCATGTCGGTCGATATTTACTCGGACGGCACGGCTGCGAACCAGATCAACGGCCTGCAGGCCATCGTGGCAGACGCTGGCGCCGGCACGGTCGGCGGCATCAACGCCGCAACGTGGGCTTTCTGGCAGAACCTCGTGCAGTCGGCAGCCGCTCCGATTCAGGGCGGTGGCGCGATCACTCCGGGCGCGACGACGATTGAATCGTTGATGCTCCCGACGTGGATCAAGCTGACCCGCGGCACGGATATGCCCGATATGATCGTGATGTCAGACGACTACTTCAGCTTCTACGAGCAATCGCAGACGAGCCTGAAGCGCTATGCGCCGGAAGACAACGGTCAGGGCGGCATGGTCTCGATGAAGTACAAGACTGCCGACGTGTTCTTCGATTCGTCGGGTGGCATCCCCGCACAGCACGCGTACTTCCTGAACACCGACTACCTGGAGTTGGTCGTTCACCGCGATGCGAACATGACCATGATGGACGAGCTGCGCAGCGTCAACCAAGACGCCGTCGTGATCCCCATCCTGTTCCAGGGCAACCTCGTCTGCTCTGCGCGGTTCCTGCAGGGCGTGATGAAAGCCTAAGGAGAGCGACATGACCACAGCAGCAAGCGCCTTCCCGCTGATCGGTTCTCAGCCGGTAGGCAATTTCTTCATCCCCGACACGATTCAACGACAGACGCTTGGCGCAATGCTGTCCGTCGTTGACCCGTTCTGGGGCGGTCAGGAGATGATCTATCTCGCCATCCCGACCTCGACCGCCGTAAAAGTTGGCCAGGCCGTGACATGGGATACCAGCCTGAGCATCGTTTCGCTGCCGAACACGGCCAATCTCGGCGTGCCGGTCGCGTTCGCCTTGAACGCAGTCGCCAGCAATGCTTCGGCCGTCCAGTACGGCTGGTTTGCCGTGGAAGGTCAGGTGCTCGCGCTGTCGACCGCTTCGGTTGCGGCAGCGGCGGCCATCGGCATTACGGGCACCGGCACGTTGGGTGCGAACTCGGCGGGCAAGCAGATCCTGAACGCACGTGTTGTCGACCCGGCCACGACGACGGTTGTCAAGGCCAACGTGCAAACGACGAACGGTTCGCCGATTCTGCGTTGCACGACGGGCGGCACCGACGGCTGGTTCGTCGGTATGGCAGTGACGGGTACCGGCATTCCGGCCAGCACGACGCTTAGCGCAATCAACCCTGATAACACCGTGGTGATGAGCGCGAACGCGACGGCAACCGGCTCGGTGAGCGTCACCGGCACGTACAACGACGGCACGAACTTCTGGAACGTGCTCGTCGTCGATCGTCCGTTCGCTCAGGGCGCAATAACGTAAACGACTTCCCCATCGTCTCCTTGGGGGCCTTTTGCGGCGCATTCCTTCGGGTCTGCGCCGCGCTTTTTGGAGTGTATGAAAAATGTCCGACGAAGCACAAGCACTGCCGCCCGGCGACGTTGCACCGGCCGCTGATCCAGTCCCAAACGCTGTCCCGGCTGCGGTCGAGCCTACAGCCGAGCCGGCCTCTGCACCGTCTGTCGATGGCGCCGCTACCACGTCGCCCAGCGCCGCAAGTTCGCCCGCTGAGCCGACGCGGCTATTGACGTTCGAAGAGCGCGTCGAAGCCCGTTTCCTCACGCTCGAAGGCTATCTGGCGAAGTTGCCGCATTCGATCGCGCACGCGTTCAGTCTTGGCAGCGCAGAACCTGAAGAACTCGCGACGCGCGCGCTCGCGCACCTGTTCACGGCGCAGCCGGAAGAGTTGGCCATGCGCTCGTTTGCGCACCTTTTCGGCACAGAATAAAGAAAGACCCATTCCCAAGGAGAAAACGATGGAAGTCCAGAAAGGTGTGCGGCCTCATGTGAGGTTCGAAACGCGGTCGGCTGAAGACCGCGCAGCGTCGATCGAAGCAGGCAAGAAGGTCTACAAGGATATCGACTGGGTAATCATCACGCCTCCGGGCGGTAAAGACGTCATCGAGAACCACGCCGAGCAGTGGCTGGCGAATATCCGTGACCGCGCGCAGGTCGGCCAGTACGACCCAGAATGGGTCGAAGCCTTCACGAAGATGTACGGCATGTACAAGGAAGGCAAGGAACTGCCGGAAGACGGCACGCCGCTGCGCATGTGCACGACGCTTTTCACGCCGGCCGAAATCCAGAACTGCCTGGGCGCCAACGTGCGCACGCTCGAAATGCTGGCGCAGGCGAACGAGGAAGCGCTCGGCCGCATCGGCATGGGCGCGCGCGCACTGAAGACGCGCGCTCAGGAGTCGATCAAGGTCGGCGACAGCGCAGGCAGTGCGATGAAGGTCGAAGCGCTGCAGATCGAGAACGCCGAGCTCAAGAGCAAGGTTGCCGCGCTGACCGAGATCGTCACGGAAATGCGCGAGCAGATGGCGTTGCAGGGCGATGCACCGCGCCGCGGGCGTCCGCCGAAACAGGAAGCAGCATAAGGAACCGATATGACCTGCCTGTCGATCATTCAGGACGTCTGCCAGCGCATCAACCTGCCGTCGCCTACGACTGCCGCGCAATCGGCTGATCCGGCTATCCAGCAGGTTGTCGCACTGTCGCTGAAGGAGGCCGAATGGCAACTCGGCCAGTACGATCCGCAGGCATGTCTTCTCGAGGGCAATTTCACGACGGTCGCGACGGAGACGCAGGTTGCGAACATCACCACGACGTATCCGGGGATGAAATCGATCCTCAATGACACGCTGTGGAATCGCGATCTGCGCCGGCCGGTGTTCGGCCCGATGACGGCCCAGCGCTGGGAACAGTTGAAGGCAATGGTCATGCAGGGACCATGGAATCAGTATCAGATCCGCGGGAACGCGATCCTGTTCATTCCCGTCCCGACAGCAGGCCAGAGCATCTTTTTCCAGTACAAGTCGATCAACTGGTGCCAGTCGTCAGGCGGGACGCCGCAAAGCCGTTTCATGGCCGATACGGACATCGGCCTGCTCGACGAAAACGTGTTCAAGCTCGGGATTGAGTGGCGCTGGAAGAAGGCCAAGAACCTCGAATATGCACAGGATTTCGCAGACTACGAGGATGCTCTTGCGATCGTGAAGGCGCGCGACGGCACGAAGGACGTTATCAACATGGGAGACGTCCGCTACGATATTTATCCGGGCATTCTCGTGCCGTCAGGAAGCTGGGCTCACTGATGCTGCGCCAACCTGTATTCGCGCCGCGTCGTCAGCAACTGGCGCGCACGAAAAATCTGCCTGCGCCGATCGGTGGGTGGAACGCGCGCGACTCGATCGCGGCCATGCCGGAAAGCGATGCTGTCATCCTGACGAACCTGTTCCCGAACACGTCGGGCGTCGCGCTGCGCAATGGTTCGACGAACTGGGCGACAGGCCTCGGCAACCAGGTCAACTCGATCATGGGTTACAACCCGGCCACAGGCACGCAGAAACTGTTTGCAGCGGCCGGTGGCTCGGTGTTCGATATCACGGCAGGGGGCGCAGTCGGCGCGCCCGCTATCGGCTCGCTATCGAGCGACAAGTGGATACACACGAATTTCGCAACCAGCGCGGGACCGTTCCTGTGCATGGTGAATGGCGTAGACGGCTATTACGTCTACAACGGCACGACGTGGCAGAGCGTCACGTCTGGTTCGTCGCCCATCTCGATAACAGGCGTCAATCCTGCGCTTCTATCGTATGTCGAGGTATATGCGTCTCGAGTCTGGTTCATCGAGAAAAGCAGCCTGCGCGCGTGGTATCTGCCAGTCGGCCAGGTTGGGGGCGCCGCAACGTCATTTGACTTCTCGCCGATCTTCAAGCGAGGCGGTTCGCTCGTCGCAATCGGCGTATGGACGGTTGATGGCGGTGTGGGAATGCAGGATTACATCGTGTTCGCGACAAGTGAGGGCGAGCTGGCTGTCTATGGTGGAACAGACCCATCGCAGGCGAGCACCTTCACGAAGTCGGGCACGTATCAGGTCGGCACGCCGATGAGTCCGAAGTGCTTCCTGAAGTACGGCGGCGACATGCTGTATATCGGAAAGGACGGCCTTGCGCCGATCTCCGATCTGCTGTCTTCGACGCGAGTCAATACCGAGAAGAACCTGACGTACAAGATTCAGGGCGCCATTTCTGCCGCGACCTCGACCTTTGCATCAAACTTCGGCTGGCAGATGTTATTGCATCCGCTGCAGAACCAGCTCTATGTGAATATCCCGGCCGGCGTCGGCTCGCAGCAGCAGTACGTGATGAACACGATCACTGGCGCGTGGTGCAACTTCACGGGCTGGCCGGCGAACTGCTGGGAAAGGTGGAACGACAAGATCTATTACGGCGGCAATGGCGTCGTGGTTCAGGCATGGACGAGCGCGCTCGACGATAACGGCGCGCAGATAAACGGCGAGGGCTTGCAGGCATTTTCGTACCTCGACAGTACGCAGCTAAAGCAGATCACGATGGCTCGCCCGATCATCCAGTCGAGCGGCAATCCGGGCATCCTCCTGGGTCTGAATGTCGATTTCGACACTACCGCGCCCGTCGGCGTGCCGTCGTTCTCGCCGTCGCAATATGCGCTGTGGGATCAGGCGCGCTGGGACGTCGGTATCTGGGGCACCGATCAGGCCATAAAAAAGGACTGGCAGTGGGTTTCTGGCGTCGGTTATACGGCGGCCATGCACATGAAGATTTCTGCACTCGATATCAGCGTGCAGTGGGTGTCGACAGATTATCTGCTGGCTGATGGCGGTGTCCTGTGAAGCGCATCGTCTGGGACGAGCACGAACGCGTCATGCACTTCGTTGCGAAGCGTATCGGCGTGGAACCGTTCCAGAACTATGCGGCGATCGGTCTTGAGCATGACGGAGAGCTTGTCGCGGGGGTCGTGTTCGACAACCGCTGCGAGGCCAACATTATGATGCACGTCGCCTCGGACGGCTCGCGTCACTGGATGACGCCGGCCTATATGGCGGCATGCTTCGGCTATGCGTTCAATCAGGAAAAAGTAAATCTGATCGTCGGCCTTGTGCGGGCCGATAACGTCGATGCGCAACGCTTCGACGAGCACTTGGGGTTCAAGAAGCGCGGACAACTCCCGCAGGCTTGCACCGATGGAACGGACTTGATCGTCTACGGCATGTTGCGAAGCGAATGCCGATACATCGAAGGCAAATACCATGCGGCACTATTGGCTGACATCCGACGCGCCGGATCTGCCGGCTAACGCGTTCCAACGCGCTTACGGCCTGAATCGGCCGGCGACACTCGAAGGCGGTGGCGGTAAAGGCGGTGGCGGCTCCGCGCCGTCCTATCCCGATCCGATGACCGTTGCAAATGCGACAACCCAGACGAACGAGCAGACGGCCGCCTATAACAAGACGCTGAACCTCAACAATTACTCGAACCCGTTCGGCGCGCAGCAGACGACACAGACTGGCACCGACCCGAACACGGGCGCGCCGATATATTCGACATCGGTCAACGCCAATCCTGCGCTGACGTCTCAACTGAATGGTCTACTTGGTATGACAGCCAATAGCGGCGCGTCTATCAATGCAGCCAATCAGGGTCTATGGGGTATTCAAGGCCAGATTGCCGGGATCAATAACGGTCTATCGGGTCTCGGTTCATCGCTTAGCCCGCAAGCCGCGCAACAGGCCCAGCAGCAAGGCCAGAACGCCGCTTATGCCGCCCAGACCCAATACCTTGATCCGCAGTTCTCCCAGCAGCAGGAATCACTTTCTGCGCAGCTCGCAAATCAGGGCATCACGCCAGGTTCGCAGGCATATAACAATGCGATGCTGAACTTCAATAACCAGAAGCAGCAGGCATATAGTAACGCGCAGAATCAGTCGATCCTCACAGGCTCGCAGATCGGCACGCAGAATTATCAGAACCAGCTAGCCGGTATCAACCAGCAGGCTGGCCTGTATGGCATGCAGAGTGCGAACCTCGGGCAGGCGGCCGGCATGTATGGCCAGATGGCTGGTCTCAACCAGTTGCCATATTCGAACCTGCAGACGATCGCCGGCATGATTCCTGGCTATTCCGGCACATCTCAAAGCGCGGCATCTCCAGCCGACATAGCCGGTCTCTACAACAACCAGTATCAGTCGAAACTCGCTGGCTATAACGCCGGACAGTCGTCGAGCAATCAACTCATGGGCGGCCTGTTCGGGCTTGGCTCATCGGCGCTGATGGCTTATGGCATGTCGGACCGCCGCGCGAAACGCGCAATCAAACGTATCGGGACGTGGGCAAACGGCCTCGGTGTGTACACCTATCGCTATGCATGGGAGAAAACAGGACGACACATCGGCTTCATGGCTGATGAGGTCCGCAAGATCGCGCCTGCCGCGGTCCTGCGTTTCGCTGACGGTTTCGATCGGGTGAACTATGTCCTGGCTGTTCGGTGATTCCCTAAGCGGGGATAACAATGAAGACCCGCTCGGCATGGCGGGATCGAAGTTCCAGCGGTATGTCGATCCGCTCGCGTGGCTTCCCGGAGGCCTGGGCACGAAGTACATCAACCTGACGAGCAAGAAGCTTCCATCGCTCGTGAACAGCGGTCTGTCCAAGGTCATTACGCCGATCGACAACGTATCGGAAAAGATCGATCCGCTTGCTTCACAAACGGCCGGCATTCACAACTGGGTCGATCACAAGCCGGGGTCAACCGTCGGCGCGGTAGTGGGATCGATATTCACTGGTGGCGCATTGGGTGGCGCACTTGGCGCTGGTGCCGGTGGTGGCACTGGTGCTGCTGCAGGGGGCGCGGCTGACGCAGGGATCGGGGCTGGATCAGCAGGCGCTTCCGGAGGCGGCGGACTGTCTAGCCTGTTCGGGCTGGGCGGTAGCGGCAGCCTCGCATCGAGTGTCGGCGGTGGTGCGGGCGCTGGCGGCTTTACGGGCGCTTTCAGCGGTCCTGCCGCGTTCGGCGATGCTGGCCTGACGGGCACTGTAAGCGCGGGCGGATCGGGCCTTGGCGCGGCGACTGCGGGCGATATGGGCGGTGCGCTCGGTTCATCGCCTACCGGCCTTTTTAGCGGCCTGCTGCCGGGTGGCGGCATGACCGGCACATCGAGTGGCGCGCTCGGCGGCGGCATATCCGGAGAAGCCGCGGGCGCATCGCCTCTGGGTGGTGCATCGATGGGCGGCTTCAATCTCGGCCAGTATTCGAATCTCGCGCAGCAACTGATGCAGCAGCAGAGCAAGAACTATCAGCAACAGGCGCAGCAGAACCAGAACAACGCGCAGGGCGGTTTCCAGCGTCTCGCGGCGCCGACGGCGACCCTCTTGCCGTTCCAACCAGCACGCGTTATTCCCGCAGACAATGCGCAGCAACTGTATGCCGCGCGACTCGCAAATTACGGAGGCTACTGATGGCCGGTGCCGGTGGTGGAATGACGGTTCTTCCGCAATATCAGGGCGACTATTACACGCTCCAGCGTCAGCAGGCACTGGCGCAGGCGCTCGCGCAGAATGCGTTGCAGCCGCAACAGATTCAGGCGACGGGCTCGGGGCCGTACACGGTCATGCCGAAATACAACATCGGCGCGGGCGTGGCGCAACTCGGGCAGGCGCTGCTCGCGGCGAAGCTCGGCAATCAGGTGTCGCAGGGGTATCAGAACCTTGGCGCCGGGCAGTGGGCCGCGTTTGGCGGTGGCGCCGCGCCTGCCCAACAGAACGCGCCGCAGCAGCAGGGCGACGGCACGACGCCGAATCCTTTCGTGAGCGATCAGGGCGGCTCTGTAGCGGGCTCGTCCAGCGCTGGCGCACCGCAGGTATCGGCAGGACCTCAGCAGCCCGCCATGTCACCGATGGGTGGCAACGCCACGCCGATGAATCCACTCGGTATGAATCCGGCTCTGGCTTACATGGGATATTCAGCGGACCCGGGGAAATATTTCGAGACACAGGCGCAGGCGTATAAGCCCGCTGATATCTCCAATCAGATTCGCGCTGCCGGCATTGACCCGGCAAGCCCACTTGGGCGCCAACTCGCACAGACTGCGCTCGCAAACTCGCTCGCACCGCAGATGGAATCGTTGCGGCCTGGTGGTTACGCGATGAACCGAACGACTGGCGAAGTGCAGCAGATGCCGCAGGTGCCGGAAGGATTCACCGCGATCAAAGGCGAAGATCATCAATGGCACATCGTGCCGGTCGACGGTGCCACGGGTGCCATGACGTCATCCGCCGCAGCCAACGCGATCGGCAAAGCATATGGCAGCGTCGGCACTGGTTATCAAAACGGCCAACCGGTCTACGTGAATAACGGCGTGGTCGCCTCGCAGACGGCCAACGGCGGCCAACCGGGCGCGGCTCCGCAACCGGGTGGATCGGTGAATCCCGGGCGTTTTGGAGGCTATCAGTCGCCTGGTGGCACCGTCGCTCCTGCACTCGCTCCGGGCGTCGCTGGTGCTGCCGATAAGGTGGCGGGGGCAAATGCTGATCGCTATAACCAGGCGGTTCAATTCGGCGTCGATAGCCCGACGCGCCAGAACGTGCTCGACAACATCATCCAGCTTTCGCAATCGGGCGTGCAGACTGGCCCCGGCTCGGACTGGCAGAACAACGTCAAAGGGATGATCGCCAACACGCCTGGACTGAACAAGGTCTTCCCGAACTGGCAGGGCAGCGTTGGAGACTATCAGGAACTGAAGAAGTACCTGAACCAGAACGGTCTGCGCGCGTGGCAAGCGGCGGGCGGCACCGGTACGGACTCACAGATGGATGCGGCGATGCATGCCAATCCGAACGACACCATGTTCCCGCAGGCGCTGCAGACGATGGCGGCATGGGCGAAGGCCGGCGAGCTGGCGGGCACTGCGCGCGCGAACTTCTACCAGCAGTACAAGCAAAACAATAACGGCGTCTCGAACCTTGATCAGGCAGACCAGACATGGCGCAATAACTTCGATCCTAAGGTGTTCCAGTTGCAGACGTATTCGCCGGCGCAGCGCACCGCGCTCCTGAATAGTCTCACCCCGGCGCAGGCGCAGCAGTTGATGCAAAAGCGCGCGTGGTTCAAACAGAACGGGTTGCTGCAATGAGCAATTTCGATCCGGTATTCCAGCAGGCAGGCCAGCAGTACGGCGTCGATCCGCAGATCCTGAAGGCGATCGCCGTGCAGGAATCGAGCTTGAATCCGGCTGCCGTCAACAAGGACACGGGCGCGGCCGGCATCATGCAATACATTCCGGCATCGGCCAAGGCGATCGGCCTCGATCCCATGGACCCGGTTGCATCGATCAACAATGCGGCCAAGGATTTCGCGGGCAATCTGCAGCGCTTCAATGGCAATGTCGAACAGGCAGTAGCGGCGCACTTCGCGGGCCCGAACCAGAAACTGTGGGGGCCGAAGACGAACCAGTACGTCAGCGACGTCGCGAGCAAGTATGCGGCGATCAAGCAGAGCGGCGGCTTTGCGCCCGGCCCGGATTCGGCGCCCGCGGCACCCGCTCAGGCAGGCCAGCCGGATGACATCGCCGCCATGCTTGCATCGCGTGCGCAGGGCAAACCCGCGACGGCTGCCGCAGCCACGGCAGCAAACGATCAGGACCCGCTCGACGCGATGCTCGCCGCACGCGCATCCGGGCAACAGATCCCGGCGTCGGCAGCGGGCGGCACGGGAGCCGCGGCGACACAGATCGCTGCCGGGCAACCGGTGCCCGTCACGAACGGATTTCTGACGGGCGTAGGCGATGCGATCAAGGGTGGCGTGCAGTCGATGGCGCATGGCGGCGCATGGCTCGCCAATCGGATCGCGCCGGATGCCCAATTCACGAAGGATTTGAACGCCGCGCTGCCGCAGATTGACCAGAACATCACGAATCAGGAACAGGCATATCAGGCGCAGCGCGCGGCAAATGGACAGACCGGCATTGACTGGGGGCGTCTCGGCGGCAATGCTGTCGGCGCGGCGCCGCTCGCGATGGCCGCTCCGGAAGCTGCTGGCGCGAACCTTCTCGGTAGAACGGCTATCGGCGCTGTCATGGGCGCGGCAAATTCAGTTCTGACGCCTGTCACCGATGCGAGCCAGCCATATGCTGACCAGAAGTTGGCGCAGGCCAGGATAGGCGCCCTCACAGGCGGTGCGGCCGTTCCTGTCGCGGCAGGCGCTGGCGCAGTCGTGCGCGGCGTCTCCGATCCGATCCGCCAGCGTCTCGCAGCGGCCGGCGTGACGATGACACCCGGCCAGATGCTCGGCGGCGCATGGCAGCGCACCGAAGACAAGCTCACGAGCGTTCCGGTGCTCGGCGACTTCATCAAGAACGCGCAGCAGCGCTCGGTGCAGAGTTTCAATCGTTCGGCATATAACAGCGCGCTCGAACCGATCGGGCAGACGGTTCCGAATAATGTCGGAACTGGCTCAGCCGGCGTCGATTACGTTCGCCAACAGATCGGCGCCGTCTATAACAATCTGGCGCCGCGCGCGACCTTCGTTGCCGATCAGAACTTCGGAAATGATCTTGCGACGATCCGCGCGAATCTCGCGCAGAACGCGCCGGGCGCCCTGAAACAGTTCGACAACATCGTCGAGAATCAGGTAACGAATAAGCTGCAGCACGGCTTTGTGCTGGATGGCCAGCAGTGGGGAAATACGCGCTCTACCATCTCCGGAATCGCGCGAAATCAGCGGCTCGGCAACGCGACGCCCGATAACCGCGTGCTAGCTGATTCGCTGGATGAGTTGAACGACGCGATTAATGCAGGCGTCGGCCGTGCCAGTCCTCCGGACGTGCTGCAGGATCTCACGCGCGCGAACGCAGCCTATGCGCAGTATAAGCAGATCGAGCGCGCCGCAGGAATGGCGGGGGCTTCGAACAATGGAAACGTCTTCACGGCCGCGCAGTATGCAAACGCCGTGCGCCGCGGCGCGACGTCAGCCCAGAAGTCGACGAACAGCGGTCTGAATGGGCAACTGGCTGCGGATGCAACCGATGTGCTCGGCTCGAAATACCCAGACAGCGGGACCGTTGGACGCTCCCTACTGACGCTCGGCCTCGGCGCCGCAGCGGGACATGCGGCCGCGCCGGGCGTCGTCGTTCCGGCTGCTCTCGGGATCGGTGTGGGTTCGCTTCCGTACACCGCTTATGGGCAACGGCTCGCGCAGGCTTTGATGATGAACCGGCCAGCGATTGCCGCGCCGGTTGGCAATGCTATTTCACGCTTTGGGCCCGCTGCTGGAGTCATTGCCGCTCCTGCTGTCGCTCGCTAGCCACTTGCGTATACGAGGCATTGCCATGCTCAGAAGCACCACGAACACCGATGTAAGGATCAGCCTGACGGTTTGATCTGTCGTCATGAAATTCTCCGAAGGCCGCCACAGAGCGACTGACGCATTCTAGACCATGCCGCCTCGTGCGGCTTTTTTATGACCAAACGGGGCCTTCAAACAGGTGGATGGAATGGCTCAAAACATGACGGGGAAGCCGATGAACAGCACCGATTCGATCTGGTCAACGATCGGTAAGAACCTGCCGCCCATCGTTGGAAACTGGTGGCTATGGCTGGCGAATCACGAGCTTGCGTGGTGGGTCTCGCTTGGCACGCTCGTCTATATCGCCTCGCAGCTTTTCTGGGGTTGGGCGAAATACTTCGGCAAGGGGCGAACAGATGTCGAGCTTTGATTATGCGTTCGATGCGCTGATCGGCAACGAAGGCGGCTATTCGAACAACCCGGCAGATCCGGGTGGCGAAACCATGTGGGGCGTCACGGAGCGCGTCGCGTGCGCCTATGGCTATGCCGGCTACATGAAGGACTTGCCGCGCGATACCGCGAAGGCGATCGCAAAGAAACTCTACTGGGACCCGCTGCATCTCGACTCCTTTGATCCGCGCATCGCGTTCCAGATCTTCGACGCCAACTATAACGGCGGCCATTGCGTGATCTGGATGCAGGGCGCGAGCGGCGCGCCGGTCGACGGGCTGATCGGGCCTCAGACGATCGCCGCGGTGCAGGCCGTGCCGCCGTGGCAATTCATCCTGCGCTGGAATGCGCTGCGCCTGCGCTATTACACGTCGCTGAAGACGTGGGCGACGTTCGGCAAGGGCTGGACGAACCGCATTGCTGACAACCTCAAGAAAGGAGCCTCGTAAATGCCGCTCATCCCGATAGCGATGGCGCTCGCTCAGTTCGCGCCGATGATCGCCGGATGGCTCGGCGGTTCGAAAGCTGAAACCATTGCTGGCAAGGTCGTCGGCATCGCGCAGACGGTCACCGGCCAGTCCGCGCCGGATGCAGCGCTCGCCGCGATTCAGGCCGATCCGAATCTGTCGATGCAGTTCCAGAAAGCCGTACTCGATCAGCAGTCGCATCTGGCAGATGTCGCTGCTGATGTCGAGAAAACGCAGATTGCCGCCGACGTTTCGAACACTGCTGCCGTCAACACCACGATTCAGACGGAAGCCAAGGCGGACCACTGGCCGACGTATAGCTGGCGCCCGTTCGTGGGCTTCTGCTTCGGCATTGCATGGCTCGGCGACTACCTGCTGATTCCGGTGCTGCGCGGCTGGTGGCCGGCCATTCCGCAACCGTCAATCCCGCCTGAGGCATGGGTTGCGATCGGT